GCCGGTGCCTGTTGTTTATAACACCAGCGGCTTTGAAACACAGGATACACTGCGCCGCCTTAAAGGCAAGGTGCAGATTTATCTGCCGGATTTAAAATACAGCGACGATATGGCTGCTATCAAATACAGCAACGCCCCCTACTACTTCCGCATCGCAACCGAAGCTATTAAGGAAATGTATAATCAGGTCGGCGACTACCATATTGATGATAACGGTATTATGACTAAAGGCGTTATTATCCGTCATCTGATTATGCCCGGAATGCCTGACAATACCAAGAGAATTATCGACTGGGTTGCTGCCAACTTCAAACCTGGGCAGGTAATGTTCAGCCTGATGCACCAATACGTTCCCTGCGGCCGCGCCAACGAATATCCTGAAATCAACCGCAAGGTTACGGATGAGGAATACAAGGAGCTGGAAAGCTATCTGCTGCAAAGCACTATCGAAGACGGCTTTGTACAGGAAGGAGATGCAGCCTGCAAGGACTTTATCCCCTGCTTTGACGGTACAGGAGTATAAAAATATATTTGCTTTAAATTTCATAAAATGATATAATTTTCGCATAGAGATAGCCGACGTCGGTTTCCTGCTGGAAAGTGGGGTGATGCTATGACTGTTTTCGAAGCACTTCAGCTTATGATAGGCTTTGCAACTCTCGTAGTTTTGATTTTATCACATCGCTCTAAATAAAATCGAGTAGGAGAGTGCTCATTATTTGAGCAGTCGTCCTCTCACACCACCGTGCGTACCGTTCGGTACACGGCGGTTCAAATACCATAATGCTTGAGTCTTTTAAGCTCGTAATTGCTCGCTAATTCATAATAGCCTGCTTTTACGAGCTTTTCTTTTGTTATTGACCTGTTAAGTATCGCACTTCCTGCTACTCGCCAATAACCTAGTCTTGTATTTCCCCACATATATGCGTACTTTTCTGGTATTCCCAACTTCTTTAAGTTTGTAACTCTAGTTGTAGATTTCTTCCATTGTTTCCATATATATTGACGGAACCTTCTTTGCAACCATTCATTCCATTCCTGCATTTTGCGTCTTATACTTGCTATGCAGTAATAGTTCAGCCAACCGCTTATATATACTTTTACCTTGTTCATCACTACACGTACATTTCTTCCTTGGCTTCTAGCTGTCAGCTCTTTTAGTTTTGCTTTGGCTTTCTTCAAGGATTGTTTATGTACTCTTATCATTACACCCGTTTGGTTCTTACCTAGCGTAAATCCTAAGAACTTGAACTTTTGTGAGTATACGCTTACTGCTTTGCTCTTTTCCATGTTCAACTTTAGTTTGAGCTTATCTTCAAGATATTTTCTGCTGGATTCCAGCAATCTTTCCGCTGCTCTTTTGCTTTTTGCTTCGACAATAATGTCATCTGCATACCTTCCAATATTTACTCCTCGTCTTAACATTTCTTGGTCAAACTCATTAAGGTAAATATTGGCCAATAGTGGCGACAATGGTCCGCCTTGCGGCGAACCTTCTTCTGTCTTTACTATTACTCCGTTGTCCATGACTCCGCTTTTAAGGAATTTCTTGATTAGCTCTATCAGCCTCTTATCTTTTATTCTCCTGCGAAGTATATTAAGCAGTAAGTCATGGTTCAGCGTATCGAAATACTTGGATAAATCTACTTCTACTACGTATCGGTAGCCCTTTTCCGCATATTCTTTCACGCTTTCCATTGCCTGTTGTGCGCTTCTTCCTACTCGGTAGCCGTAGCTTCCTTTGTAGAAGGTTGCTTCATACATCGGTTGCAGTACCTGTGCTATTGCCTGCTGTACCATTCTGTCTATGACAGTTGGTATACCAAGCTTTCGCACTCCTCCGTCTGCTTTGGGGATTTCCTTGCGTCTTACTGGATTCGGTTTATATCTTCCGAACCATATGTCAGACACAAGTTCTCGACCATGTTCAGTACACCAAGGTTCCAGTTCATCGATAGTCATTCCATCAATTCCCGCGGCTCCCTTGTTGCCTTTGACTCTCTTCATTGCTTCGAGTAGATTTCTGCCCCGAAGAATTTCTCGCAGTAAATCCTGCGTTGCATTGTCTCTTTCTCTGTTGTCCCGAGCTCCAACACTCGGCACTCCTGCATACCCTTTGCGTTCCACGCTATCTCTTTGCAGGCAGTCCTTTCGGTATTCTGCTTTCATTGTGTTGGACTCCTTTCTCCAGTTACTCAAGACCGGTATTTGTTCAGTCCTTCCCGTAAAAAAAAAAACGGTACTATGACCTCTGCTGACTTCTCACAGCAAGCTTTACTCCGTATTTCGGATTTCCTATTTTACGTCTGTGAGACCTCCCCAGGTAAGAACGATAACTTTCATTCCATGTAGCCGCCTTATTTACTGTATAGAGTTCGGGTAGCATTGGACTTCATCTTGTGCCGCAGATTCATCCACTCTAATTCAGCCTTCTATAAGGTTTCTGTTCGTCGGCTCAGAACTTTGCCCGCTGTCGATTTTCCGCAACAGCATCCGGCTTCCTTCAGATTCCACCTCACGATGGACACCCTTGCCTTCGGCTAACGCTTCCTGCTACCGAGCGCGTAGTGGACTTTCACCACCTAGTTATCGCCCATGCTGGGCGCACGACAAGGACACGATGCTATCACGAATAGCAACGTGTCCATCATAAAGCTTCATCTCCGTAACCTTGTCAGAACCGCTCATGTAGGAATAACAGTCAGTTACCCAGCCGATAAAAATTCTTTTCAATCCAGCGTCCTCGCTGTATCCTACTTCAAGGATACAGATTGTATCTGCTCTTTCCAATTTGTCAGCAGTCGCTTTCGACAAGTTGTAAATTTTTAGCGAGCAGGAATTACTTTGTTTGGCAAGGCTCTTAGCAATGTCAAATTCAATCTCCAATCCCTGTTCTTTCGCCTTCGCTTCAATAACCACGCCGTCAGAACCTTGTACGCCTAGAGTAATTTTATAAATGCGGTCAAACTGTGCCATAGCTAACCTCCATAAAATTCATCTTCC